AACCTCCGTCAGAATTTATAAGCACATAATTGCCGTCGTCGTCACATACCGCAAACGATCCATTATCATCACATAATGCGTAAACGACATAAGCGAACTCGACTGCGACATTCCTGTCGTAGAGAGTCGCCAAGTCTCTCTCACCAATTCCTGCGACATTCCACAAGTCTTGCAAAGTCTCGATTTTCAGTCCGTAGTCGGATATGTTCAACTCGCTGATAGTATCAACGATATTAGCGATCTCTCTCGTGAGAATGATAGGCTCGTAAGTGTCCTCGACATGGATAGTTCCAGCGAAGTCGTCAAGTGCAACAAGTCCCTGACCTTGTAGCCATGCGTGTACGTCTCCACGGTCAATAGTTCCAGAGCCTCCGTCTATCTGTAACTCTACCCTCCACTCGTAGGCTTGACCGCCTACCAACGTGTTAAGAAAGTACATCAACGGAATGATATGTTTGCCGTCCTCGCTGAACGTGCCTGCGGGCTGATAGCTTTGCAGTTCGTCATTTAAGTAGTAGTAAGCCGTGACTGTTGCCGTGTCGTCTAATACATCTAAATCGAGGTTGATCTCGTGTTGCATGGTAACAATGCAAGGCTTTACTGTTGCGAAGTCTATGCCGACAACGGGTTCTCGGCTGTGATTATCCAGCTCATACTCCTGTGTGTTTGTATATGTATGAATAACAACATGGTCTTCGACTGACTTACTCTGTGCGCCGATCTCCTTCTGGAGCGTGGACTGCACGCCTGCCGCAGCTGGGTTCTCACCATAGCCTTCGATAGTTGTCGAGTCGACCTTGATAGTCAAGGACATTACAACACCGACGGAACCGTCACCGATTCCGCCCGGGAACTCGACTACATCACCTAAGTCAAACGACGGATCAGGCAGAATCGACACCGAGAACGGAACTGCATCGAAGCCTTCCAGCTCGTCGGCGATCGCCTGACGCATCCTTGCAACGACCTCATCAGTGCCGTATTGCAAGAACGGGTTCTGTCCTAAAGCTAATATAAGACCGCCGACATTCTCGTTATAGTAATACGAGGTCGTGCCGTCGTCTGTCATGTTCTCGATGGAGATACCCGAATAAAACGAAGTAAAGTCAGAGAACGATGTACTGTAACGCATCTTTGCGGGCACAGTTGCGTCTTCGGTAAGGCCGTCGGCCTCCGACAGCTTACGGAAGACCAGCTTGCCCGTTCTGTCTATCGTAGCGAAGCAGCACGCCATCGCTGCGAGCTGGGAGATCATATCACGGAATGTCTGCATGGAGCTTCCCGGATATACACCGAGTATCTCCGTGCCGTTCGGTAACGCATCGACTTCCGCCTTTGTCATGCCGAGCGATATATCACACTGCTCACAAGTGAACAGTAAGAAGTCGTACAAAGAACCGCTCGTCTGGGACATAGGCAGAGCTTTATCCAGCTTGCTCATGTTGTCATAAGCGACTATCTTGAGCCCTGCGTCTATCCAGGTCGCAGATTCGACTGTGAAGACACCGATGGGAACATCCTCGAATGTACCATCAGCAAGCTCCACGCCGACGGAAGCCGTTATCTTTACACCGCGCCACGAACCGCGCACATGTGCCGTCTCTGCGAAGTTTTCGGTGAAGACGAGATCCAGTTCGCCGAGATACACACCGCCCAGCTCGATCGCAGTTGCGGGACACAGCTGATTCTTATAAACGAATGAGCCACGAATGACATCGGCACCGTCAAAAGATACATTATTGACGGAACCAGTCAGACGGTGCGCTCTTGCGTTCTTTGCAATAGCCGTCTTGTAATCGTTGCTCGTAGGGTACATATATTAGTTCTCCAAGTCGTTCAGTTTGAATGAAACTTTATAAAAGCGGTGGTTCTCGCCGTCCACGATCAGGTCGGCGGAGTAGTTGGACATGTAACAAGTCCACTCGATGTCCGCTCCGCTGTCTTCCTCGCTCCATCTGGTCGCCGTAAGGCTTGACTGCTTATTCAGATAGTCAAGCAGTGCCTTCTCACTATCGATGCACTTATACGACACCGACAGAGTGGGTATGCCAGTGCGGACAACAGCTCTCAGCGTGGTGCCCGCCTCCGACTTGTTGACCGTATCAACGGCGGAGTAGCTCTCGGAGTATTTATCGTTCGTTAAGTCAAGATAAACACCGTTCAATGCAAGTCTTATCTTCTCGTCCATCAGCCACCCCTCCTGTATGTCGCCATCTGTGCGCTGGTAAGTATGATCGTGTCGAGCCTTTCCTGTCCGATATAAACAGGAATGACGAGGTTGCCTTCCTCGTTACCGCTCGGCGTGTAGTTGTTCAGATACTCGTCGCCGAGTGTCGGCAGTGACAGCGATCTGTTAAGTGTAGCCTCGAGCGCGGGCTCATTGTTTTCAATGCCCTCGATGAAGTTACGCATCAAGCCGGCACCACCGTGCTCGTCCATATCTGCAAGCGGTCCCTTGTTAGGAACTGAAAAGTGCAGATAATCAGCGATCGTGGATGCGACTGACTGGACACCGCTTATCAGATTAGGGATAGCGTTCATAATGCCGTCAACAAGACCGTTTATCATGTCCATGCCCCAGCTGAGTGCGTTATTCACAAGCTGAGGTCCAAGCTCTCCGAAGGCTTCCAGAATTGAGAATACAAGCTCGGGGATAGCAGCCAGGATGTCGGGAGTAGCAAGAATTAAGCCTTCCACGATGCCCATGAGGAGCTGCTGCGCTGCCACAATAAGCTCATCCAGATGGTCGATGAGTGTGTCACAAATAAGCAATACACAGTTGACTACGGACGGGATCAGCTCGTCCATGTGTTCGGCGAGGCCTGTCACTATCGCGAGGATAATGTCGAGCGATGCGCTTATTATGAGGGGCAGATTGTCGATTATGAAAGTAACCAGATTTACTACCAAGTCGGCTGCTATTGGAGCCAGCTGAGGAAGAGCCTGGACGATACCTGTACAAATAGACATGAGGATCTCGCCTGCGCTTGCCAGCAGTGTCGGCAGATTGGAAACCAGAGCTTGCGCCAGAGTGCTGATTATGGTCGTCGCTACCTCAATAAGAGTAGGCAGATAGGTAGAGATCAGGCTCGTCAGCTGTGGCACGACGGAGTCAAACACGGCTCCCATCTGCTCTATGTCGCCGTTGGCGGCAAGTATGCCGTTTGTAAACTGGCCGAGAAGGTCAACACCGCTGGTCCCCATCTCTGTCAGGATAGGTAAAAGGATTGTGCCGAGCGCGTTCTGCGCTGCCTGCATACCAGAATCGAGCTGATGTGTAACATCGTCAAAAGCATGGAACGCATCGAGCGTGTCGCCGTCCAGGATAGCACCCGCTTCCTGTGCCATCGACGCGTATTCCTGCATACCGTCAGAGCCGACTGCGATCAAACTGTTCAAGTCCTGCGCCGAGCGTCCGAAAATCTGCATGGAGAGCGCATCTCTCTGTGTGTAGTCATCAACCTGACCGAGAGCGTCAATCAACTCCCAGTAAACCGTCTGTGAGTCTCTTAAATTGCCGTCCGAATCGGTTACGGCTACACCGAGCGCTGCGTATGCGTCTGCGACTGCACCTGTGCCGTCAGCTGCGCTGTTCATGCTTCGAACATTACGCGCCATCGAGGATGTCATCGTCGAGATCGACACATCCGTCAACTCAGCTGCATACATATACGCCTGCAAGTCTTCCGCAGCGATGTGCGTGTTGGTGCTCATCGTGAGCACTTCGTCAGCGTATGCGCCACCCTGAGAGGTAAAGCTCGCCAGAGCAGTCGCGCCTTCTGCAAGTCCGCTCGCGATCTGGGAGCCGATGGACAGTGCTATCGAACCCGCTCCTGCAAGTGCAGCGGCAAAGCCGGAGCCGAAGTCCTCACCACCTGTCGAGCCTTCCGATGAAAAATCGACACCGGCAAGCTCGGAGGCTATCTCCTCCTGTGCGCCCTGCATGGATGGCACTATGGTGACATAAGCTCTTGCGAGTTCGATATTAGCCATCTTCCCTATCTCCTTTTCATGCGTTTTTCTATCCACTTCCGCAGTTCATTCTTCGGAAGTGCACCCTTACCGCCGATGTGCTTTGACTTATCAGCGAGCCACGGCCTCGGTATGGGCTTGATCTTTGAAGCCTTTTTATGACCGAACCCGCCGACCATGTTGGAATTTATCTGTGCCAGCATGTCGTATATATCGGCGAGCAGTGCGTTCGTCTTCAAAGTAGTCGACCAGATTGCCGTATCTTCGTGCGTAGTGCGCCACAATGCGGACTCGTAGTCCGTTGTGATGCCTTTAACAAACGAAGAGAAGGCTCCCATTGACAGGGAGCCTCCCACTTCGTCCAACTCGATACCGGCTGAGGTCATCAAGTCAAATTCAATAGCCTCTTTGTGTCGATTTACGAACTCGCAGAGGCCTGCGATTCCCCCAGGGTGATACCCTGAACCTTAAGAGCTGCGTTCTGCCATGCGTTGAACAGTCCCACAAGGTCATCGACAGACCATGAATTGAAGCCTAACTTCTTGAACTGTGCCGACGGGATAACCAGTGCGTAAATGGCTATCAGCTCTTTACATATCTTTGTGTTCGCGCGTAGCTTCTCGGCATTGTCGCCATTACCTTTGACGACCTCCGCCAGCTCGCTGATGCTTGCCAGCTTATCGTATAGGCCGACAGGCATGGATGAGCCGATTGGAAGCGATATAACTTCGTCATCGACTTCAACCTTAAAAAACATCTTCTTCTTTTTCTGGTACTTGAAAACCTCAGCCATAAATATCTCCTTAAGATTCGATGTCTCCATCGTCTGTGATGAGTGTCCAATCACCCTGGATGGTGATGTCCCACTCGATCGCTTCGTCGTTCTTGAACGCAACATCACCCAGCTCGCTGATGAGACCGTTTGAAGTTCCAAGGATCTTCATGTCGTCGCCGTCCTTCATGATGAAAAGGTAAGCAGCGGGTTCGGGCTTGCTGTCCATGTTGAACTGGATGAGCTTGCCATGAGTAGAGGATGCAGCTGTTACTGTGATGTTATCCTCTCCGAAGATAGCCTTGAGAGAAGCCTCTGTTGTGTCCATGACCTTAGCCTGTACTGTTGCAGGATCAGAGCCGGGAATAACTCTCTTAGGCTGACCGGCCCAGTTCTTGAGTGTCTCGCTGTCGCGAGGAGTGAATGTGATACCGTCTGCATCGATGTCGCCGACTTCGGTCCATGATGAGAGGCTGTCAAGCGGGAAGCTCGGGAGTGCCGTGCCTGCCGCTGCTGTGTAAAACATGCCGGAAGCGTAACCGCCACCGAGCTGAACTTCATTAGAAGCCATATTCGTTTACCTCCTGTTTAATGTGTGTTTTTCCTGATGTGCCACTAATCTCAAACGAGCCGAGCACATCGCTAAATTAGGACGCACGGGATCAGAGCCCCATGAGCCCATAGAATTGACTTCGACTGCTCGAAGTGCAGTAGTCTGTTCCTTCGCGATCTGCTTTAATGCCCCGATCGCGTTCCTTAACTGTTCGTCAGCTGCCGCTTCGTCTTCTGCCCTGGAGTCGAGCACGATGTCGAGCGTGTCGATGGTACTCTTCTCAGTTCCGCCCACCCTTGAGACCTCAAGTGATGGAACGGTGAAGTTTGACGGTAGCGGTCTGCAATAGATCTGGAAGTAATCAGTCAATGCAAGTCTGACGACATCCTCAATATCAATAGATCTCAAAATCTCCATATCAATACACCGCCTGACTTAATACTTTGTCTTCTGATTCCGCCTGAGCACTGGCTTCGTCTGTCGTGCCTGCAAAAGCAATATAACGGGTTCCCGCCTTGACGCTGTGAGCTGCAAAGCTATCCAGCCCGCTTGCTTCGTTTGCACGATTCGCGATCTCCTGTGCGTGTTCCAGAACTAACTGCTCGACCTCTGGCGAGTTAAGCAATTCACGGAAGCCGTCAGAGTTGAATACCAAACGCATCGACATATATCAGCCCTCCCATCGAATGAGATTTAACTGAATGTGTGACTTTGTAAAAGCGCCTGTCCATACTCTCGGCTCGCCCTGGATCTCGTAAGTGTTACCGCCGAAGCTGATATGATCGCCAGCTTTTACATCGGTTCCTTCCGGGACATAAGCGGTCCATGCGTCGGTGATACCGAGCACCCTGCCGTCGAGCGATAACGAAGACGATGCGGGCTGGACTGAACAGCCCGTCACCGTAGTCGTTACTGTCTCGCTCCAATCGGGGACGGTTGAACCGCGAACAGTCTTTGTTGATTTTGCCCTTACGACTTCAATGGTCTGACTACAAAAAGAAGGGAGCATTTAGAACACCCCCTTCACCTTGTACGGCTCAAGTATTTCCTTGTTATCATCAGGCAAGGCAGTCGAGCGTGTATTGCCCGCCCAGCTTGCGTTATATGTAACGGAAACACCGCCCGCAGCCTCCGATGTAATTCCATACGAGGAGCTGACCGCGTGCGTTACACGGTGCGCTGTGAGCTCCTTAAGGACATCCATCTGCGCGGCGTCTATGCCTGCATCGTAAACGATGCGGAGTCTTGACCGTCTGTCGCAAAAGCCTACATCGAAGATCCTTATAAGCCCGCTCTCATCAAGGTCGTAATCTGTCACTTCGTTACCCGTCCATGTGTCGTCTACCTTCACCGCGTCAATGAGTATTGACTTCACGGTGGAAACGAATCGAGCCGGGAGCTGAATAAGAAGGTCAGAGCCTACAAAAGCATCGCGCAGGTCCATGATGTTATATACCATCTCGCACTCAAGCGAGGGATATATATGCCATCCGCAGTAATTCTGAATGGAGCGTGTAGCGCTCGGAATGTTCTGCGAGATGCGCTGATCGCCTGCGAACTTATCGTTCGTAAACTTGTTGAACTCGGCAACTGTCAGGAAGTCAGTAAATGAGCTGACGGCTGTAAGGGTATAACCCCAGTTGGTCTTAATCATTTATTTGCTCCTGCCTTTCTCGACTTATTTGCGGGCTTCTTTCTGGCCTTTGTCTCGACCTTTGGAGCCTCGACAGGCTCGTCCTTAATAACCGGCTTAACGACGGCCTTCTTCTTTGTTACGAGAACAGCGCCCTCGGGCTGTGTTCCCTCTTCGAACCATCGCAAGTTACCGTTTACGGAATACTTCTTCATTTCTGCGAGCCTCCTTTCTTCGAATATAGAAATAAAGGGAGCCGTTCATCACGGCTCCCTGTTAGGATCAGGATTCCTCAGAGAGAAGAACTACACCCTTGAGGTCAACAACTGCACAAGCGAGTCTCTCCTCAGCAAGCAGTGTAACTCTATTGTAGAGAGCATCGTCCTCGTTCTGCTCGTAGAGCTTTACATCGAGACCGCCCTTCTTCCAAATCTTTACTGCCTGGCGAGCTGCAACGATAGCAGTGCCCTGTGTAACTGCGGAAGATGTGAAGATCTGAACGCCCCAGATAGCTGCGGGGATGGATGCTGCGCCATTACCATAAGCGCCTACAAAGTAACCGCCACCGTAATACTGCTTGTTGCTGTCCTTAGCTGTCATAAGACCGAATACATCAGCAGGATTGAGGATAACAACAGAAGCGTCATAAGCGGAGTCAGCCTTTACCTTGAGGATAGCGTCAAGGATGCCGTCTGCGAATGTCTTTGTTGTTCCGTCGTACTCAGCTGCACCGATGCCGGAAGTGCCAGCGATAGCGCTAACAATGTGAGCATCCTCTACGCATCCGAGCTGATAGATCAGAGTGTTCTGAACCTCAGAAGCGAGGAAGGGAGCGTCTGCGATGATCTCGTCTGTCTCCTTGATGTAAGCTGCGAGCTTAGAGAGAGCAAGAGTTGTAGCAGAGAAGGATGTGGAAGCCTGGGGCTTCTTGTTTCCCTGAGCTGTGGGGCTGATGCCGTCGTTTGTCTCGAAAGCGCCCTGCTTGAAGTATGTGATTGCATTACCGCTGATTGTAGCGTTTGTGAAGAATGAAGCAGCAGCTACACGGTCAGCCTGGGGAGCGATGTCTCTGTCTACATCTGCGATCTGGGGAGCTGTTACTGTTGTGTTGTAAGCCTTGAAGTGTACAGAAGCGCCGGACTTTCTGTCTGCCATCTCAGCGCACTTTGTTGTGAAATCTTCCATTGTTGACATTTTCTTTACCTCCATGTCGTCTGTGTTTGTGTTTTCATCGGAGCCGATGGATGCGAGCACTGTCGCAGCCTTTTCAGCCTTCTCGATCTTTTCTTCGAGTTCCTCGATCTCTGTCGCCAGAGCTTCGCCCTGAGCAATAACCTCTTCGGTTACATCCTCGGCCTTAAGCTGGGGCTCCATAGCAAGGAGAGCGCTCTTCTTTTCTGTAAGCTGTTCCTTAAGATTCATCGTGGGGAACCTCCTTAAAGTTGTTAATTTTCTCCAAAAGCTCGGAAGCTCTTTTAAAGTTCCCGTTTTCCTTCGGTTCCTCTGATGCCTCATTGACCTCGGGAGCGGTCTCCTCTTCGGGGACTTCTTCGTCTTCGGGTATATCGTCAACACGATCCTCTTCGATTAAGCTCTGGAGCATCGTGATGCACTCTTTTATCGTGTCTTCGTCTGACTTGCTGTTGCGTCTGCCAGCCTTGATCGCCGTTTCAATCACGGACTTGATCTCTGTGACCTGTGCGTTCTGGTTAGCGGGAACCGTAACAACGGAAACCTCATAAACCTCGACTTCTGTCAGGACATTAGTGACACCCTTCTGTGCTTCTTCCTCTGTGGGATCTCGTCTGTCGAGCACATCGTAAGCAAAGCTAAACTGATAAATAGCGCCACTCTGGACCATCTTGCGGACATCCTGAGCAAGCTGTGTCTCCAGGAAGTCAGCTTCGATGTACGGGCCCTGTTCGCGTTCCTCTACCGTGTTACATGCGCCGATGACCTTATCGAAGTCATGGTTAAAGCACAGAGGGAACGGATGACCGCTCTCTTTGCGCTTCTCGATGGTCTTCGTGAACGCGCCGGGCATTATGATGTCGCCATACGAGTCAGGAGTCTGTTCGTAGGTACTAAAAAAGCCGGCGATCTTGCCGGCTTCGTCAGCTTTAAGCTGCATTGACTTGTAATTCATTTATATTTCCTCCTTATCGGATAATGACTTCCGTCGAGCAATTACATCCACAAGACTCGTCAGGATCGCCGTTGTCCTCTCCAGGCCAGTGCTGACCGTTGGAGAAATCAGCGTCAATCGGCACTCGTTCGCCATTCATGGCAGCATGTGACGGTCTCGGGTTGATGCCTGTTATCCATTCCTTCTCGACTATCTTGCCGATAATACGAGGAGCGCCGTCGCTGATAGCCTGATGCGCTGCTTCGCGTACAGACCAGGAAGCGATCTCTGTCGCTGCGGAGCGACCGAGAACTTCGGCATATTCCTCACGGTTATCAAACACCGCGTCGAGGTCAGGATCTTCGACATCTTCCATCGCCAGTTCGAGCCTTCTCTGTGTCTGTGCGTTTATCCTGGTTGCACGGCCCATCGCAGCAGCTTCAAGGTATGAACGAGTGATGTCCGTATCGTAGGACCATTCAAGCGCCTCGGCTGCTTCCGCACCGTGCAGGTCAGCGATGGAAGTCAGAGCGGGAAGCATATCCTCCGCGAGTTCTCTGTTCCATCTATCGGAATCGAACCAGTCATCAGATCCAGCACCTACCCTTGCCAGGACTGAGCGTCTTTGTCTCTTAAAGAACTTGACGAGCACTTCCGTGACATCAGCATCGTCCTTCTCGGTGCTTGCGCCCTTGATCTTGATGGACTGCTCATCCTTGCAAGCCTTACACGCGCAGGGTGTGAGCTTTTTGGCCTGATTATCAACGCCCGGGTAGTCGTAATCGTTCCCAGGGTTAGCCTGTCCGCCTACCTCTACATTGAGAGGTACAACGAGACCTTCACCCTGACCGTCAGGCAACAGAGGCAGGTTCATTTCTGCTCTGGCTTCGTCAACGGTCATATAAGGACGCCCTGTGGCGCTCTGGAGTATGCTGACACGCTCCTCAAACGAGCCCTTGAGCTTTTCTGTAAGGTCAAACTCGACATAAGTGTCAGGGTTAGCGTCTACCATAGGGAGCAGGAACGAATTTATCCTCTGCTGGAGCATCTGGAGCACGGGACCGAGACATTCTGCATACAAAGCTCTCGCATTATCCTTTGAGCTTGCGTATGTCTGTGTGTCGCTGTGCCATATAAGCGAAGGGTTGACTCCATAAGCGGCTGCTACACTCTCGCGCGACAGTTTGACCGACTGGGACCATTCAGACTCCTTGAACGAAGTGCTGAACGGCTTGATCTCCATGCCGTCCTCCATGACAGGGATGGAACCCGCCTTTGAACCGCCAGAGCCCCACGATTCGCGGAACATTGTGGCGAAACGCTTACGAGCTTCATCGTCCCAGGGAGCAACATCCTTCGGTCTTATGATCTGCGCGTTAAGTCTGCCCGAAGACTTCCACAGCTGTCTGCGGAATCTTCCAGCCTCGACCTGCTCCTGCAAAGTCTGACGCAGTGCAGCGATCGGGGACAGATACCCACCAGGGTTGCCTGCTGAGTATGTCTTGAACTGTACGAACTCCTCACGCGGTACATCGACAGCCGTTCCGCCGTTCTTTGTGCAGATGCGGATCGTGTCAGGCGCGTATGCGTTCTCTGTCGATGAGCTGATTATCCAGTCCTGCGGTACAATGCGGAGTTGATAACCGCTCTCGGAATCAGCATCAGGCAACAGCCACACATAAACCGAGCCGAACACAAAATACTCGATCATCAAAGCACGAACGAACTCATACTCTGTCTGGTCTGCGTTAGGTCTGTATAACAACTTCGCTGCGGCACTGTCTCGGTCACGCTTGCGCTCTGTCTCGCCATCTCTTACATATACCTTCAAAGGTAACTGCGCGATGCTGTTCGACAGAAAATTGACGACCGCCTGCAAATTGTCCTGTGTTTGATACAGTTCTTTTGCGGACAAATTAAGGACCTGAGTCGAGGCATCGCCCGACACGGTGATGTTATACACCGCTGGTCGCTTAAATATGCTCCATCTCTCTCTAATACTGGGCATCTATCCGATACCTCCATCTCTTTTTTATATGAACATGACACCTGCGCCGGATGCGTAGGCCGATTCATAGACCTTCTTTTCTTTTTTGGTTATCTGTGTCGCCCCGGCGTATGCCATAGCGCACGCCATCAGGGGACTAATATCGTCAGGGCTCTTATTCCTGTCGGGGAGCATCACGCCCCCGCCGAGGTTCCTGAGCTGACATGTTCTGCCGGGCGTATCGAGTACGGGCTGAGGTAAGTGATAACACTTAACTCCTCCGCGCGGTACATCGTCAGGAGCACATGCAGCGATAGCGTCCCAGAAGCGTGTCCAGCCCGATGTCAAGTCGGGACCGCCCTGCGCCATCCTTGTTACCCCATTGATGGTACATATCTGCTCAGCAAGTCCGCTCACGGGAGCTCCGCGCTCCTGGAAGGATAACTTCATCCCGCCGTACTTACCTACACGGGAACGGAACCAGTCAATCGCCCATTCCGTGCCGATGCGTCGCTCGACGATCTCCACATGGTAATCACCGTCTTCCCTCATTCCACAAACTGCGATGACTGTCCACTTTCTGTCCTGGGACATATCTATACCCCAGAACAGCTCAGAGGCTTCGTCGATATTCGACTCAGGATCGACACCGCCTGTCCACGCGCCGTCCGGGAACGGCTCGGGCAATATAGTCTCGACCTGCTGACACATACATTCAGAGCGGAACTTGTTCTCGGGGAAGGTCTGCCTGTTAGCAAGCAGCGCCCTCTCCGTGAGCCTTCCATAACCGAGTGCAGGGTTAGCCTGGGCGAGCGCTTCCATGTCGTCGGTCTCCGCATTGTCGGGACTCGACCATTCGAACCAACCGAGCGAGTCGGAATCGACATCACCACCGAAGTCTCGCGCCTTCGTTCCGTTTATCTTCTCGAGAGCCTGAGACCTTAACTGTCTCAAAACTATCGAATCAGGATCTCCTGCGTTTGAAAAACACATAACCATTCCGTTCGGCTTCGCATTAGTCGAAGCAACGGAAGCGGACCATGTTTCCCAGTCACGATGCTCACGCACCTCGTCAAGCATGACGAGATCGTTCGCGTCGCCACGGCCTGCGCGTCTTGTAGGTGCGCCGACCTTGTAAGTCCTCAACCCTGTCAGCACTAACTTCTTGCCACCGTTGCGCCTTGCGACTGTCTGGATCTCGGAAGCCAGAGCCTTGTGAGTCTCCTGCTCGAGAATTACCGCTTCCCAGACTTCCTCTGCCTTATCCATAGACAGCGAAGTCCCGAAGACCGCCTCGACACAAAGCACATTCAAGAAGAACGATGCTATTACTTTCGACAGCTCGGTCTTGCCGTTCTGTCTCGATACCATATTCACGACTGTTCTGTATCTGAATCGCCACTCGCCGTCCAGACTGCCGATGATCTCAAGCTCATGGATCAGCGCCCACTCCTGCCACGGATAAAGCTCCATGCACAGGATGGTCTTTGCGTACTCAATGGCAGCGAACCCCAGAGATGTCTCAGCCGTCAGCTCCCGCAAGGGAGCCGTCCATATCCTCGGTTCAGTTTTGCCTTTCATATCATCCTACCTTGAAAACCTTTCGAAGATCCTCGAGCTGACATTCAGCCGGAGCTTCGTTCTTATCTCCCTTGATCTTCTTGTAGCCGGATGCAGTCAGGCCGAGCTCTTTCATGTACGAGAGTGCAAGGCTCTCACATTCCATCGCCTGCTTCAAATACGGATGCGTTGCGAGCGACTTGTTCGGGAGCTCGATGACTTGCTCCTCGCCGGACTCCTCGAACTTTTGAAGCGCCACATCCCTGCGGTCGAGAAGTGATGCCAGGACATCGATCGCAGCGTCAAAAGCAGGACGGTATGTGTCCAACTGCTTCATAGCTTTTAAAATTTTGTTCCTGTTCGTTACCATATGAACCACCTTCTCGAAATTTCGCGGAGAGGGAAAAGCC